CTACCCCTAGCCCGTGCAGCAACGGTTAAATTGCTGTACATTAACTCATCGCCACCGGCGAACTAGCATGCTAGTCCGCTGGCGTGTGTATTCTCTGACAGAGAATGGTTGAAGACAGTCATAGGACTGCTCCCACCACTTACCTAAATAGTACATATCACCGGGACGCCCTTCTTCAAGGTCGCCTGAATGGGACGCTTCTGAGAAATGTCTCAGAAGTCGGCTCCAACCGGGTAGTGTACGTTTAACCTTAGGTGCCTGGACGTCCCAAACGAGGTCTTCTCGCTTTTGAAGCTTGAAGTTCGTTCGGCTCCGTACAGGTTTCTTATTGTCTGTCGATACGCGAAGATAGATGCCTCGCTCTTTCGAGGAGACTCTATCCGGGATGTACCCATATACATGGGTTAACCAGTCAGTTATTAACTGATAAGTCGCATAAAGCCGTCTTTTATGGCAATGGTTGGCGTATTCACACCAACTTGCCAAGACGTCAGGGCGACGGGATGATGACCAGACCGTTCGAAAACGAACGGGAGTGACGTCGGCGCCATTGAAGGCGTCTGTGCCACAGGACTCACGAAAGAGTCCACTGATACAGCTCTTGTCGTGGTTGATTTTCAACCCAAACGATTCAAGCTGTTCGATAGCGTTCACGGCGTAAGCCGTCGGAACTATCACATCATCGCCGAACACAACTATACGATCTCTCGTATAGGTGTCAGGTGCACCAGCGTGTAAGATTGCCCATATCGTTGTTGCCATTATAGGGAAGCATAAACTGCTTCCCATAGGCGCGAACTTTAAGAGCGGTAACTTCTTACCATCTGGCAGAACAGTAGACGAACTCCTGCACGCAAGGAGACACTTTAAAAGGTGCTCCGGATACAGGAGGCGAACTAACTCAACAGAAACGCGATCACTTGCCTCTTTCAAGTCAAGTGTCACGTAACGACCAGTTGAAGACCCGAGTAGGGCTCCTATCTGATTCGTTCGTTGAGAACTGAAACGCACATGCTCCTTTGTTAAGGGGTGTGTTTCGAGGTGACGGACCAGGGCCGATCCTAACCCTTGCTGAATCCATTGATAATCAACGGGTTCACAAGATATTAGTCGGGGCCCGCGCGAGTCCTTGGGCACGAGTACTACCCGTGCTGGCAAGTCCTCTTCCGTAAGAGACGCGAAGTCTCTGTATGTATCACAAACGTGCCCTACAGACGCCATGAAGTAGGCGTCTAAGGGGTAGACGTCAGTGATATTCGCCGAGATATTTGTCCAAAGAAACTTCTCCTGAAGACGCTGCTTAGTAGCAACGGCTCCGGGTCCATGTCTAGGGATGATATCCATCGGGTCAAAACGCTCGAAAAGTGTTTTTAATACTCGTCGAGCGGCGCATGCAAGCTGTAGCCGCAGAAACCTTCGGACAGTCTTTCCATCGTTTTTAACGACAGGAAGGCCACCTGATGGTATTCTATCAGCATCAGCACGAACTTCGGTAACTGCCC